CATTCACCGATGTATCTGGGGATAACTGGTCTGGGTTCACCTTTATCCTCTGCTAACTTGATGAGATACTTGTAGTCCACTATGGCAGCAAGGAACTCTTTGTTATTGACGTAGTGTTCTGAACGTTTTCTAACCATCTTATGTATAGATTATGTTCAAATTATAGCACAACTTGACAACTCTGTCTATTCTATGTACAATAACTCTGTAAGGGTTCAAGGGATGGGTATAGTTAATTAACTCTTAGACTTATAAAGTTTCTCTAGAATATCTCTTGCTTTAGATACACTGTTGATATATCCCATATCTCTACTTAGATCAGGATTAGATTCTTTAAAACCATATTCCACCACATCTTTATAGGTATCCACTATCTCTGTGCTTGTAATTTGGGATAGAGTAATTACTTTCTCTAGAGGGAGGACGTAGGTATCGTCGTCAGTCAACTTCATCCATGGTTCAAACTTATACCCCATGGGTATATTCGTTCCGGAGGAACGAATCTCTTTACATACCACAGGATTTGATATTACAATATTTTCTGGTTTACCTACATTATCTACAACGACTAATGCTAGTATTTCTTCTCCTGAGACAAGTTTTAATGAAGCATAAAACTCATCATAAGGTTCATCCGATTTTGATTTGGAGAATTTCATAGTTGAATTTTTCTTCGTTGTAGTATTTGATTCTTTCGATCAAATGATTTAGTGTGTAATTGTTTCTCGACCCCTTCTTTGTATCATCTGCTATGTCATATAAAGTTGCACTTATCTTGTTATTGCCTTTTCTTAGAACTCTACCTATAGACTGAAGTGTTCTAATCCTAGACTTGCTAGGAGAAGCAAAGATAATGTTGTGCAAATTTTTGATGTTGATGCCTGTTGAGAATGTGCCGAATGATGCTACTATTATAGCATCTTTTTCAGTCTCAGTAATGCTTCTTACCTCTTCTCGTTCTTCAGCATCCACACCTCCATGAACAAAGAATACCTTTCGGTTACCAGTATTTATGAGGTCGAAAAGGATCTGACCATGGGTAGCAACCCTACTATAAAGTATCAAAGTGTTGCCTTTCAAGTCGTGTGCAAGGTTCTTGATGAACTTGTTTCTCTTCTCATGACTGATGATATACTGAACCTCGTCTTCATATAAATCAAATTTCTGTGGTTCATGCTTCATCAACAAAACTTTGATGTTCAACTTGGCAAGATACCCTGCATCCTGTAATTTTTTAGTGCTGATGATCTTGTATGATGGTCCAAACAAACCCTCTAAAACCCACTTATGAGTTTGTGTACCGTCAAGTGTGCCTGTAAATCCATATCGATATTTTGTATCTGCCATTTTGGTCATGATACTTACCAGTGATTTGGATTTGAATTGATGTGCCTCGTCACCTATCACTACTTCAAAGTTACCAAACCATTTACGATCCAGTTTGTATATACTTTGCCATGTGGATATAATGACTGACTGGTCAGTGTTTCGTGGTGCACCACCATAGATTTTATAACAGTACTTCTCTGCATCCCATCCATAATCTTCAAAATCTTTATACATCTGCTCTACAAGTGATGTTGTAGGCACAATCAACAGTATCTTTCTACCATTTTCTGCATGATATCTACAGATAGAATAAATCATGAGTGATTTACCAGATGCAGTCGGTGATATAAGCAAGCGTCTATTACGTCTAAGAGCGTCTGTAACACCCTCTACTTGATAATCTCTAGGTTTATACTTAGATATATTGGTTAGATAGTCTCTAACACCCTCTTCTGAGAAAGAATCATTCTCTTCGTAAGGTAATCCATAGTGTTTATTCTCTTCAAATTCAAAGGTATATGCATATCTCTCACAAAAAACTTGTAACTTATCGATCAATCCACAATAAATTTCTCCTCTATCCATATTGAATAGACGAATTTTACCATCCCAATACTTATTACGGTATTGAGGCATGAATTTAGCACCGGGCACATCAAAAGTGAACTGATCTTGTAACTCGTGCTTTATATGTGGGTCACATTCAACTCGTAAGAATACTTCGTTCTTCTTACGTATAACCAAATCAGCCATAACCAGAAGTAAAACGTCGCCACTCTATTGCATTCTTGACTTGATATGTTCTATTAGTAATCTGTTTGAGTATCTCTTCCAAGTATTTGAGCATCATATCATAATACTCTCTTTTCATAGATAACTTTTTCAGTTTTTCATCAGCATCAAGATAAAGTCTTAGATCGTCTTTATCTCTTACCTTATATGGAAAAGGTTCTTCTGCATACACAGCAGCAGTTGCTTTCCCTTGGTAATACTGCCTTCTTTCTAAAAGAACTTTAGAATACGATGTCTCAGTTGCTTTCCTGAGAGTGAGCGTTACATTATATATGTCGTAATACTTAGCGTGTAATTGAGGTATCTTTAGCGACTCTGCATCAAGTTCGTCTGGATTCATTTTAGAATCAGACTCCCACATCTCTTGTATTTTATCTAATGAAAAACTAGACTTTCTTTCCGTCATTGTCAATCAAGTCGTACATGGTATATTTGAATATTGCAGTTGCAGTATAATACTGTTGCTGTTCTATTGTAGCATCAAAAAGTATTCCTGTCAGTTCAGTTGGGAAGATATCTCTGAACTTGATTGTACCTGCTTCTTGATAATTGCTATTAAGTATGATAAGTGTGGCATCAGATCTTTCTTGAAAAGAACTATTATCATCAGGAAAAAATCTACTGTTCTTCTGCAATTCAGAAAACTGAGATAAACTCTCTGGATATCCAAGTGATGTCAACCAGTCATACAGTTGAATATAATTTTCTAACTTCTCATCTACAAGAAAGTCAACTCTAAGATCCTGATAAGTGAGTTTCTCACCGGGAACTGGTAGATCTCTGAGATAGTTTGCCTGTACAGCAACACCAAGGGATAGTCCGGGTAGATTTGCTTTATTGCAAAGGAAGTCTACTTTCGGACATTTATTGATTACTAATTTGAATCCTCCTATCGAAAGTAAATTTCTATTAGATACTTCGTTCAGAGAACATGGATTGTTTGACATGTCATTATTTATTGCCAGAACTCATCGAGTACATCTAATGCTTTATTAAGATATTCATTTGCCCCATTACATTCCCATTCTCCCTTTTCTCCAATCTCACATTTGTAATGTAATTCTCTTTTGAGTTGCAATAATTTGTTTGTCATATCGACCTTACTTAATCTGCCGTTCATATAAAACTCCTGTTATACACTACTAATTATAAGATTAAACAAAAAAAAGACCCCCTCAAGTGAGGAGGTCGAGACGTAATTATACCTATTACCTTACATAAGGTTTTGAACCTTAACTCTTCTGTAGTAACGGTTAGAACCTGCAGTGATTCTTCCAAGACCTTGAGTTGTACCTTCAGCGAATGGGTTTGATACCATACCGTATCTGGTTTTGAAACCAATCTTAGGTTGGAATGTATCCTGTCCAACTGCACGAACCATCTGTAGAGGAACGTATGGGCAGTAGAATAATCCTGCGTCATAAGGTGAAGAACCTTTGTAACCCATGACATAGTACTGATCAGCAGATATGTTAGCAGCGAATGGATCGATGTATACCTTGAATCTTCCGTTCAATGTACCTGCGAATGTGTTACCTGTATCGTCAACTGTTAAGTTAGCGTTTAGGGCAGGAGTGTAGTCTAATTGACCTGCAGCAGCAAGTGCAGAAGCAACGTCAGCAGAGCAAAGGATGATGTTACCCTTTCCACGACGAGTTCTTTGTGCGATAGCGTTTGAGTCTCTTTCAAGTTGGAACATCATTCCCTTGAACTTCTCAACCATCCATCTTCCGTTTGAGTCAACGTCTAAGTCGAAGACTCCACCAGTTGCAGTGTTGGTTTGTGCACCGGGTTCAGCAACCTTGTAGATTGTTCTGATGATTTCTCTGTTGATCTCAGCAAGTATCTCAGTTGAGAGAATATTTGCTAATTCTGCTTCAGCGTCTAGACCATG